TACCATCAACTGGCGACACATATGGAATAGCCAACTCCTCGGATGACCACCAAATGATATCTGGATGATCGTCAAACCATTTCATACATCGCAGTTCCCATGAAGACCGATAAACGATATTCTCCGAATTGCCGTTGTATTTTTTAGGATTCTGTGGGGTGAATCGACCCTTATAAGTATTCTTACCGTAGGACATATAAATATGTAGTCAAACTATAGGATAAACATGGCACTTTTCAATCTAACTGATATCGCATATAAAAAGTTGCAAACGGATAATAGATCGTTTGCTGGCTTCTCTAATGGCCTGAGTAATTACAATCCAAATTTAATGAGATATCCGTCCGACCTTGGCAACACAGACAAAGGTCATTACATGTTGATTCATGTAAACGCTCAAGACAAAACAGCTTATCCGGTCAATGCCGCACCTGATCGTAGATCACAAATACAGAAAAATCGTGAGGGACTTCGCGCACGAACAGGAGCAGTAAATATTGGCGGCGGTGCAAAAACCATCATTGATGCACTGAAATCGCTCACTGGCGGTCTTTCAGCACCGACAGGTCCAATTGGAGAATCATCTGACACTGAAATGAGTTTGATCGGATATGGCTCTACTGGCGGGTTTCTGCAGGCAGCACAAACCACATTCAATAAAGCAATTGGAACACTGGATGACGCCAAGTTTTTGAGGACTACGACACGAACGATGGATACGATTGCACTATACATGCCCGATACGTTAGCATTTACCGATAATCAATACTATTCAAAACTAGAACTAGGTAAAGAAAATGCAGCCAAAGCCGCAGCTGGAGTTTCAATTTTGAGTGATTCAATAACAGGAAAAGAGTTTGATCCTAGTAAATTGGGTAAAAATGCAACTCCATTTTTGGGAGCAATCGCAGCAAAATTGTCTAGTGGTATATTGGGTGAAAGCTCCGCAACTGCACTTTTCGCATCAGCGTTTGGATTAGTCAAGAATCCTCAGTTGGAATTGCTATACACATCTCCTGATTTTAGGCAGTTTGCTTTTGAATTTATGTTCTATCCTCGTAGCGAAAAAGAAGCAAACGAAGTTCAATCAATTATACAAAGACTAAGATTTCATCAAGCCCCTGAAATATTATCGGGTAGTGGAGGTTACTTCATGGTGCCGCCGTCTGAATTTGATATAGAATTTCACTATAATGGTGAAGTGAATCCAAACATTCCTGCAATATCAACATGTGCATTGACTTCAATTAGTGTGGACTATGCGCCTAATGGATTCAGAGCGTATGAAGTTCCTGGCGAAAATACACCGACACTAGGATCAACGGGTATGCCTGTCGGTATACGAGTGAATCTAACTTTCCAAGAATTGGAAATTATGACAAAATTCAACTATGAAAATAAAACAAATCGTGGGAAAGTATAATGGCCAAGTTTTTCTCATATTTTCCAAAGACAGTGTATAATCTAGGTGATCCCAAAGCACTAGACACCATAACGAATCTGACAACCACATTCTCTTTGGACGAGAGTACATTGAATAATACTATTCTGTACTATGAATACACAGTTCCTGAGGGTGAAACGCCGGAGATTATCGCTCATAAATTTTATGGCGATGTTGAACAACACTGGCTAATTATGAAAATGAATAACATTGTTGATCCTAAAGCTGATTGGCCAATGGACAGCAGAACATTTGCGACATACATTGAAGAGAAGTATGCAAACAATGGCATATCTCAAAGTACGACAGGATATCAGTGGGCCAAGTCAAATAACCATTCATACTATAAAATTGAAACACGCACATTGACACTCACCGGACAAAAGACAGTGGACAAGATTGAAATTGATGCGAACACATATACGAACGTCCAAACGTCTACGTCAACATACACACTTGCTGATGGATACCAATTACGTGTGGATATAGACAAGACTGTTCTTTCATACTATGATTATGAGTTGGAATTGAACGATGATAGGCGAAACATTAAGATCATGAAGCCTGAATATGTTTCAACAATACAAGATGAATTTGTAAGGGTTATGAGTAATGGCTGATAATAATATCACACAGAGTTCGCAGTATGTAATCAGTAAGCTGGAAATAATTTCAAAATTAGGTCCTATAGACATTACGGACATGTTTGAGGAACTAAACATATTTGATAGCATCTTCAATCCAGCAATGACTGGCACAATTTTGATCAATGATGCATTTGGATTATCCAATAGGCTGTCATTTGATGGTTCCGAAATTCTTCTTATTGATATGGGCAAAACATCGGATGCTGCACGAATCAATAAGTCGTTTCGCATCTATAAGCAAAGCTCAAGAAAGTCTGTGAATCTGAACTCGGAGGCATATCTTCTCCATTTCGTTTCGGATGAATTTATTCTATCACAGCAGATTAGAATATCACAAGCATTCAAAGACACTTATGCAAACATCACCAAAAAAATACTGAACAATTATCTAGGAGTTACGGATAAAGAGATTGCTCTTCTTGAAGTCTCCGACGGGATTAGAAGTGTTGTGATTCCAAACAAGACGCCGTTTGAGGCCATAGATTTTTGTACGAAACGAGCAGTCAATGATAAAATGTCGCCCACTTTCTTGTTTTTTGAAAACAAACTAGGGTATAATTTCGTAACAACATCCACTCTATTAGCTAGACCTGTGATTCATAATATAAACTTTCAGCCAAAAAACTTAGCTGATTCCAGTGGTGAACTTATGGGTGCGATGCACTATGAAGTTGTTACCCAGTTTGATATGAATAAAAACATTAGAGCTGGTGTCTATGCAGGAACATTCACTGGTTTTGATATCAACACCAGAACAGTTGCAAATAAGATCGTTGATTTTGACTCACTGTACAAGAAATCAAATCATGCAAATAAAACAGCAAACATAGGATCAATAACAAACAAGCAGGGATTCAAAAATACTGAGATGTTTGGTTCAAAGAAGATTTTATATCCGATCACAGCATTCTCTTCAAACAGTCCTTACATTACAGAGAATGATCCTACATTGGCTAATTTGGAAGATGATACATATAACTATCTACTGCAACGTGAAGCCATGATGCAAAATTTGATGAATATGAGAATGAAGATAGTCATGCCAGGCAACTTTGATTTGACTTCCGGGTTGATGGCAAATTTGAAATTGCCAGTAAGATCGGAAAAAGCAAAAGGTGCGGATAACACAGATCATTCTCTTGATGGAAAATATCTAATCGTTGCGACTAGACACATCATAACATATCAGAAACATGAAACTGTTATGGAAGTCGTGACAGATTCCACAAACAGAGGTAGAATTTATCAAAATACTCAAGAACAGGTGAGCGCAGCATAATATGGAAAACAATTACGCAGGAATGAATGGTTATGTTTGGTGGGTAGGCGTTGTTGAAAACGTCTTTGATCCACTCAAACTCGGTCGTTTGCAGGTTCGCATCATCGGATGGCACACAGATGACTTGAATGCTATTCCATCAGATTCTTTACCTTGGGCACAAACAGTACTTCCACTTTCAGACACAAATAGAAGCATTGACGCCATGCCTGGCGACTGGGTTACAGGTTTCTTTCTTGATGGCACAAACGGACAAAATCCTGTTGTCACTGGTTCACTAAATGGGATAACACCACCAACGAATAATACAACAGGATTTTCACCACAACTGACACCGGCGCAACAACAATTGATGCCACAAAAAGCCGCTGTTGTTGCGCTGGATGTACCTGGTCAACCAACAACAGCACCGAATCTCCGTGGTGATATGAATGGAACAACTACCAATATTGCAAACAATAACAGAGCACATGTTTGTGATATTTCAGCAGAAATGAGTCGCGCCGCAGCCTGGGTAAAAATGCAGTATGGTGTTATTGTTGAGGCTATCAGAAAAACAATTCGTGCAGTTTTACTAGCATTGGGTTTCACACCAGATGGAGTGAGTTCACGATTAACTGAACTAGCGAAGGCGATTAAAGCTGAAGCTAAGAAAATCAAAAAAATATTGGATGAAGTCAATAATGTGATTGAGGTCTTTAGTAGATTTGTAACACAAGTTCAGCAAATGATTCAGTGGATATTGTCGTTGCCAGCAAAAGCACTTGCTTTATTGAAAGATTGTTTGACGGAATTGCAACAATCATTAACAAAATCATTCACAGATTTATTCACACCTACAGGCACATCATCAATTGTATCCGACATACAAGATATTGCAAGTACAGTAAAAGATGTTGCATCGTCAGCACTGACTACAGTAAACAACGCGGTAGCAGCAGCAACAGAAGCAGCAGCAACAGTGACAGTGATTACGTCATTGAAAGATCCCATAGCCGGACTAAAATTGAATTGATATGACAACAAAACCAGCATCAGATAACTCCTGGACAGAACCGGAATCGGAAGCGAGTGTGGAAAATCCGCCCGTTTATCCATTCAATCGCGCAACAGTAACTACATCAGGTCATTCATTTGAAATGGATGATACCAAGAATCGTGAGCGCATTCGCATACAACACGGCGGCGCAAAAACAGGCGGTGTCGGAACATTCTTTGAAATGCAGTCCAATGGCGACTTGGTGACAAAAGTTATTGGTGATAACTATGAGATTGTCGCAGGTAAAAACAATGTTTTGATAAAAGGTGTGTGTAACATTACGATTGACGGCGATTCAATCGTGCATGTCAAGGGTGATAAGTATGAGAGAATAGACGGCAATCTTATTCAAGAAGTGCGTGGCAATTACACACAAACAGTTGTTGGTAATAGTGTTCGCCAATCATATGAAGATATGTCGTTCAACTGTGGCAATCCAGCTGATCCATTACCCTCGGGTTCCATATATTTCAACTTACCCGATGAAGTTTACATTTCCGGAGATCTAAACGTGGCTGGATCAGCATATGCTGATATTATTTCAGCACTGACTAAAGTTCAAGCGGGCACGCAGGTCACAGCAGGTCCGCTTGGATTTGTTTCGGAGTTGGGTGGACTAGCTATTGGATTTCCTGTGGCAACTGCATTGTCTGCGACGGTCGCAACAAATATCACTGCAGGAGTATCTGTGAAAGCTCCGCTGATACATGGTGGTATGGTAAGAGATGCAACAGGCACAATGATGACCATGCGAACACAATATAATTCACACATACATAAAGCGCCAAAGGGACCAACGTCCACACCTTTGCGTAAAATGTTATAATGGAGATTTGAATGGCAGGCGCAAACGTATTCAACAGATTGAGTTTCAGTTTTGACACAGGTAAGTTTGGTGACGCAATTTTTTTGAGCGACAATACAAAAGACTTTTTAAACACACAACCTGTATCATTGGAGACATGGCAAAAAAATGATCTCGCCAACGGCACAATTATTGTAACAAATTATTACAAAAATCCAGTTCTGAATGTGTGTAATCAACTACAGTCTAGCACGCAAAATTTGTATAATGTTATGCTGACTATTACTGCATATGATACAGCAAATGGAGAAGCACTATCATCATCAGCAAACACACTTTTGACGGAAATATTCTTATTCAAACAACACACATCAAATGTTGCTGGTGTGACTAAAGCTGAAGCTACCGTACCCGAAGATGGTTCTCCAGTCATTGAATACCCAGATTATGATTCTGCTGTGCAATTGGGACAAGATTTGTTGATGCTGCTGAATAACACAGATGGTATTCAAGACTCATCACCTGTATTGGGCAATATGACAAGTTTGTTCATTGGTGATGAAATTGCAGCGAATCTGACAATTATTACAGGCGACTATCCTACACTAAATGCATCATTGTATCTGGACGCAAATAGTAACGTAGTGTCAAATATCACAGCCACCGCTGCAAATTTGATAGTTTCACACATACAAACTGCTAGTGGAATGTTAAGTACACGTAGACTCCATGATTGGAATTTCTTCAGGCAAGGATCAATCTTACTTGAAGATTACAGTCGTATTGATAAGTTGGAGAACGTAGGAAATACACAATCCTTTTTGATCAATACTTTGATAGGAACAGATGAATATAAGCAAAAAATCTCAGCAAACACCTGATAAATAAGCCATGGCAACATTAGTCGCAAAAACAACAAGACAGTACAAAGACCTGGATTTGGCATTCACCAAACATCCTATAAAAAAGGACGTCAACAAACATGTTGATGATATGGCGGTTATCAACTCAGTGAAAAATTTAATTTCAACCTCTCGGTATGAGAGGCTGTTTCAACCGGAGATTGGTTCAAGTGTGAGAAGTCTGTTGTTTGAACCAATGGACACTATCACTGCATCAGCACTCAAACGAGCTATCGTAGAGACATTGAGAAACTATGAGCCGAGAGTTACAGTTGATGAAGTATCTGTGTCTCCAAATTATGATAATAACACATACAGTGTCGGCATGACGTTCACAATAATCAACAGAACAGAACCGATAACAATACAATTCTTCCTACAGCGAGACAGGTAAAATGGCTGATCGTCTAAACGTAACAGAGTTAGATTTTGACTCTATAAAAAATAATCTTAGAAACTTTCTAAGACAGCAATCCGAATTCCAAGACTATGATTTTGAGGGTTCAGGGCTGAATGTTCTATTGGATGTTTTGGCATATAACACCCACTACAATGCATACTATCTGAATATGATTGCTAATGAATCATTTCTAGACAGCGCATCACTCAGAAATTCTGTAGTATCCCACGCAAAGAGAGTCGGCTATACACCAAGATCAGTAAAAGCTCCTATGGCGATAGTCAACATCACTGTACAGACAGACAATGCCACACCAGGAAGTTTGACAATTCCTAAAGGCTATGTTCTGCTTTCATCACAGTTGGATGGCGTTTCGTATCGTTTTGTTACACTAACATCACATACGGCGACTAAGACGGGGCAAAATTTCATATTCAGTAATATTCCTGTTTATGAAGGACAGTATGTTCAGTATTCATATACGAACAGTTATTCAAGTAATCCAAGACAAATTTTTAGTATTCCTGACAGCAATGTTGACACATCAACTTTGACTGTAAGTGTGAGACAGTCATCAGCAAACTCAGACAGTACAGTATATACAATTGCAACAGACGCACTCGGTTTATCTGCTAATTCCACTGTGTATTATCTGCAAGAGGGAAACAACGCCCAGTACCAAATTTATTTTGGTGACAACGTTTTGAGTAAAAAGTTACCCGATGGTGGTGTAGTTGATGTTCAGTATTTGTTAACTAATGGTGAAGCGGCAAATAAATCTAACAATTTTATCTCAACAACTCCGATCAGTGGATTGAGTTCCATCATAGTGAATTCCCAGTTAGCTGCTTCAGGTGGTAACAACAGGGAGACTGTGGACCAGATAAAGTTTGCTGCACCACTAAGTCTTCTATCACAGAATCGCGCTGTCACCAAGAATGATTACATTAGAATCATTCAACAAAAATATCCAGCTTTTGAAGCAGTGAACGTATGGGGTGGAGAAGAGAATGAGCCACCAGTTTTTGGTAAAGTTTTTATTGCAGCAAAGCCAAAATTAGGCTTTGAGGTAACGCAAACCGAAAAAGACTTTGTAACACAAAATATCATACGTCCGATTAGTATATTGACAGTCGATCCAGAGATCGTTGATGTGAACTACAACTATCTCAAACTTGAAGCTGTTGTTTACTACGACAAAACAAAAACCACAAAATCAGACTCAGAATTGATTGTTGGAACAAAAACAGTAATGCAAAATTACTGCAATATAAACTTGAATCAATTCAACAGCTATTTTAGATATTCAGGTCTTGAGACTGCAATTGATGCATATGATAAAGCCATTATTTCAAATGATGTTGAAGCGTTTGTTGCTAAGAAGTTTAGACCAAGTCTGACACAGACCAACAACTATGTTCTGGATTTTGGATTAGAATTGGCCAGAGGAACAACCGATGACAATTTCTATTCCTCACCCGACTTCACTTTATTAGATGAAACGAACGTACAGAGACAGTGTTTCTTTGAGGAAGTGCCATCATCTTTCTCAGGACTAGAATCAGTAACAATTACCAACACGGGTTTTGGATACACATCAACACCAACAGTAACAATTATTGGTGATGGCACAGGAGCCAAAGCTGTTGCGGTTGTCGTGAACGGTAAAGTTACTGAGATTAATGTTACGAATCCTGGTATCGGATACACATCCGTTGCTGTCCAAATAACAGGTGGTGGTGGAAGACTAGCATCAGCATTGGGTGTCTTACAGGGACGATATGGACAAGTGAGAATTGCTTATTATAGAACGGATGCAACAAGTAGCCAGAGCACCAAAATTGTGCTGAATGTGAACAAAAATAATGGAGTTGTCGGTACAATTGACTATCAATTGGGTAAAATAACAATTGAGTCGTTTAATCCCATTGCAGTTAACAACAGTTTTGGTGACATTATGGTACACATTAGACCAGGAATAAAGATCATCCAATCTAAGCTAGATAAGATGTTGGTTCTGGATGCGGATGATCCAACAAGTATTACAGTCAAAACTGTCGCAATATAACAATGACAAACGTAAAAACATCAACAATTGTCGGAACACAATTACCCGACTTTGTTAGAAATGACTATCCTGTATTCATAACATTCCTTGAGAAATATTATGAATGGTTGGAGACACAGCAAAATGTTTCTAGTGGTATAAATCAACTTCAACTATCTAAAGACATTGATGAAGCGAATGAGTACTATCTAGATAAGTTAAAAAATGATTTGTTGCCATATTTTCCACAAGAAGTAGTCTCAGATAAAAGACTGTTTCTGAAGTTGGTCACGCAATTTTATAAGTCAAGTGGTACACAAGACTCTATAAAATTTTTGTTTAGGGCGTTGTTCAACGAAAACATCGACATTTATTATCCTAAAGATGACATTTTAATTGCATCTGATGGTAAATGGGTTCTTCCACTTGCGCTCCGCGTGGACACAAACGACTTGAACATTTTCAATATAGAAAATACTCTAATTATTGGACAAACATCAAAAGCCACTGCCGTAGTTGAAAAAGTAATACAGTCTGTTGATAGACAGTTAGGCATCACATATATTGAGTTGTATGTATCAAACGTCAAAAGATTGTTTGATACAGGTGAAGATATAATTGCAAACTATATCGATCCGATAACAAATTTAAATGTTACTGTTATTGCCAAACTTATTGGATCACTATCTGAAATAAGAATTAATCCTAGATTTCGTGGCGCTTTCTATAACGGCGGCACATTTACACCAACAGGATTTGTTGAGGGTGATCCAGTAACTATTGTTGGTGGATTGAATCCGACCGCAAACAATCCAATTGGCGCGATTGCATATGTTGGAGAGACAACCAGTGGTGGCGTAGAAAGTATTTTTATCACAGATGGTGGATTCGGATTTAGAAATCCTGTAGATGATTTGTATGCAGATACACCAACATCAATTGTGGATTTCAGAGGTGGTTTTGTAGACGCACCATCTCTTGGCCAAGAAGCAAAAGCAACTGTAAGTTTAATTGACACAGCAAATACGCGAAATGTAAATGTGTCAACTATGACAGTATCATTGTTGGACGGTGCAACAATAACCATAGCAGCAATAGAAACATCCACTATTCAAAACGTATCGACATATTCTGAATTTTCGGTTCATCCAATATCGTTTGTTCTATTGGACACAGGTGGTGGCGGTTATAGACAGAGACCAACAATTAAAACATATAGTTTGTATAATGAAGATTTTCCGGACTCACTAATTATTCCTTCCGCAATTGCACTAAAGGGTGCTAGAACCATAGTTGATAACACACCAGGTCAAGACTTTACAGTAGATGTTGAGCGTGGTGATTATGTTAGACTTTTTATACAAAATAAATTTGAGGAAGTACTAGAGTTATCTGACGTTACCGCAAACACATTATTTTTTAATGAAACATTTCCTGTGGATATTGGATTTGGTGGTGCGCAAGGAATTCTGGAAGTATATAAGATCAATAGAAATGATCTCTATAAAATAGGATCATTGGGCAGAATACAAGTTGTCAATGGTGGCACAGGCTATCAGAATGGTGATAGCATTATATTTACAGGTGGCTCCGGATATGGCGCAAATGGTTATGTGAATGTTACTGGTGGAATCATAACATCAGCAACAATAAATGCACATTCAGCTGAGGCATATGTTATAGGCGGTGAGGGTTATACAAATGAAACTTTACCAACACTCTCCGTACAGTCAACCTCGGGTCAAGGTGCTGTTTTAGTTGTGTCCGAAGTTACTGGTTCCGGAGATGAGTATCAGTTGTCCACGTCAAGAATTGGCGCAATTACTTCATTGAAGATTAACAGCTTTGGTTACGATTATGTTTCCGCACCGATAATCTCACTGAGAAATGCTGATTTGTTACTATCAAATGTGACCGAAGGACAATTGTTTGTTTCAAACACGGTAGTATACCAAGGAACATCAAACACAAAC